GACGGTTGTTCTTGTACGGCACGCCCGGGAAGCACAGGCGCATCACCTTCGGCAGCGTGTCCAGCCAGACCGAGGCCCGCAGCGCATTGAAGCGCAGGCGGAAGATCACGTGCCGGCTTTCTGGCACACGAACGGCGCGCGTGGTGACGGCGCGCGTGCCGAGGAACGTCTTGCCGGAACGCGAGCCACCCACCAGCAGCGTGTGCGTCTGCGGCCCAGCCAGTAGGCGGTTTGCCTCCTTCTGCTTCTCCGTCAGTTCACAGCTTGGCGTCGTCGCCACTGATCTGTACCACGATGCTGCCCTGGTGCTCCAGCTGCTGCTTGTCGCCGTATCGCCGCGGGTCCCACTTCGCCAACAGCTTCAGGCGCGTCTCAATGCGGAGCTTGCGGTGACCAAGCATGTCTCCATGGTGCACCTCGCGCGTTCCGTTGCGCTCGACGATCTCCACACCTTCCTGCGTGGTGTCGGCGATCTCCAGGCATTCGCCGGCCAATGTGTCGTAGCCATCGTCTCTCGCCTCGTCGAATTGCGCCGCGATCTCCGGATCGTCCTGCCGCCACTGGTTGACCGTGCGCCGCGGGATATCCATGTCGCGGCAGATCACAGCCAGCGGCTCACCCTTGGCCAGCCGCTCACAGATCGCCGGCACCACCACGGCGCGGTCTTCTTTCCGATGCGCAACCATGTCACTGCCACCAGCTGAGGATCGCCGCGCGGATGCAGAGCGCGAGCATGTTGTGGCGCAGATGACCGCGGCTGAGTTGCTTGGCGTTCATGCGGTTTCCAGTTCCTGGAGCGCATCGATCACGCGATCGATGCTGTGATCGATCAAGTTGTCCATCAGGAGCGCGGGCTTGCCGATGCGCGTCAGCACGCGCGGACACATCAGCCCCAGCGGGACCTGCGTCACCAGGTCGTTGCCGTTGCGCGTGCCGTAGAACGGAATCGCCAAGTCGCGGAACACGTGCGCCAACGTGTCGTCTGCCGCAATGCGCGGCGGCTCGAAGGCGTAGACCGGACAGACATGGCCCAGCTGCGCCAGCACCGCGGCGTAGATGATTGCCATGGCCGCGCCGAGGCTGTGACCGGTCACCGCTACGGGCCGGCGAAGCGCCAGTGCTGCCGGCAGGATCGCCGCCAGCGCGCCGTAGAACCCGGCATGGAGCGCGCCCAGACCCGGCACATGCACTAGGGCGCAGTCCGCGTCAGCAATCACCGACGACAGGTCATCCGTGCCGCGGAAGGCATGCACGTCGCCATACACGCACATCCGCGAGGCGCTGTCCGCCTTCCCCACCGTCGGCGCATCCGTGTAGGCACGCTTGGCGAGGAGGGCGTAGTCGAGCGGGTTCACGGTTGGACGGTGCTCGCTGCCGGCGCTGGAGCCGCTTGCGCCGCCTGGATCTGCTGCTCGACCACACCGACGACACCGGCTGCCGTCTCGGCCAGCACCAGTGCGGCCTGGATCTGCTCTTCTTGCGTCGCCGGCAACGGCAGCGAGCCGACCAAGGCGCCCAGCGCCGGCAGTCCCGATTGCACCAGCGTCTGGATGCTTGAGGCATCCACGGTTGGCGCCGCAGCGGCATCCGCGCAAACGGGCGTCACGAATTTCTGCGCATCGGCGAGAGCATTGGCGGCTTTGAGACCAGCGGCGGCTGTGGCTGGATCGGCCTGCAGTGCCGCGTTGAACGCAGCCAGCTGCGTGTGCACCAGGTCGAGCTGGGGACAGGCGATCGCAGCGATCTGCGCCGGTGACAGCGGCTTGGTCTGGTTGCAGCCCACCATCAGGGCGAGCGAAAGCATGGCGGCCACGGCCACCACCAGGGATAGGCGTTTCATGGGATTACCTCGGGTCGGAATCGAACGGTTTCGGGACGGTCGGCGACTTCGGCTCGTCCGGCTGTTTGCCGGTGAGAAGGAATCGCACCTGCGGGTCGCTCAGCAGCCAGAGCGCGACGCCAGCCAGCAGCGAGACGACAGTCGCGCCCTTGGCAAAGACGCCCTGGTACTTCGTGGCGAACAGGCCGGCGAACGCCATCGCATAGCCGTACACCGACGACTTCTCGTTGAGCTTGCCGGCGATGCGCTGCAGCAGGGCGACGGTGGCTGGGCTGAGTTTCACCGGTTCACCTTCTGCTCCAGCTGCGTGATGCGGCGCTCGTGCTCGCTCTGCTCGGTCTGCATGGTGTAGATGGCTTGGGTGATGCTCGGCATGTCGGTGAGCGACGCCTGCAGCTGCTTGACCTCGTTCGCCAGCACCGCGATGGCGGTCGTCTGGTTCGTCACCGTCGACGCCAGCCAGCCGATACAGCCCACGGCCAGCAGCTCGGCGATGATCCGCACGGAGTTGCGGAAGTTGGGCTCGCGTGGCTCGGTCATGCGGGTGTTCCTGCAGGTTTCACGAACAGGGCGCGTTCAGCAGCGCGGCGCGTGACTAGGCCTGGCTCAACAGCGCCAGCCGCCATGACCCACACGCGGAACTGGTTGGCTGCGGCCGCGTAGTTGCCCACATTGAGCAGCATCAGCAGCGTCGAGCGTTTCAGGGTTCCCGCACCGAGGTTGAACACGAAGTCGGTCAGGGCGTCGAACTGACCCTGTGTCAACGGCACGCGCACCAGCGACTCGACCTCATCGGCAGCCTCGCTCAGGTCGGTCTGCAGCAGTGCATCGGCTTCCGCGGCTGTGATGACCTGACCGGCGGTCACCCCTTCCGTGTGGCCGTAGCCGATCGTCCAGACGCCTCCGGCGTCCTGGTACGCCTGTAGGCGCAGGCCTTCGCTCGCCTTCACAAGTGCGATGGCGTCTTGGCTGGGCGTCATAAGGATTCCGGAAACGAAAAAGCCCCGCCGGTGAGGGCGAGGCTTCGTGAGGTGGTTACTTTGGACGGTGGCAATCTATGCCCGTTTCTTGGTCCCGTCAACTGGCGGTTCGCGCAGCGCCTTTGTGAAGTGAGCCACGGCTGTGAAGGTGATTTCCTCCAACCATGACCCGGCTGTGTGCAGTGCGATGTCGAGCGATTCGCGCCGTACGTGCAGGATCCAGGCGTACTCGGCCACCTCGTCGCGGCCAATCTTCAGCCCGGCATGCCTACGGATGGCGAGTGACGCCGCCATACGCTGCACGGCGTAAAAACCCGGATCGTCAGGTTTTGGCATGGCCACGTCGTAGGCCCGGCGCAGCAGCCTCTCGTGCATCAGCGTTGAGGCGTACTTGGTCTCCATAGCCTTCACGGGAACGATGCCGGCACGGTTCTGCGCAATGCCCAGTGCGGCCTTGATCGCCATGTCGGAGTCCTCAATCCGCGTCACGGTGGCGAATCCATTGCGCAGGTCGCGGTACGCGGTCTTGCCGAGCATCAGCGCGATGCTCTCGGCCTTTCGGTCTTGGACTGCGCTCATCACCACCTCTCCCGCATCACGGTGGCCGGGATCTCCGGCAGCTCCATCCAGCACGCCGCGCCGTCATGTCCGACCCACTTCCCGCGAATGCACCAGCCGAGGTCAGGTCGCCAGTGGCCGACCTCGCGCTTCGTCCAGCTGTCCACGACGAGGTACTCGCCCTGGTGGCGCGGAGGGTCGGTGTGCCAGGTCATGCGGCCTCAATCTCATCGGGAAGCATCCACGCGTCCGAAATCACTTCTTCGTTCCACCAGCGCACGCGATACTCCAGACCGTCGCGGCACACGTTGATCGAATACACGCGACCAACTTTGTCGATGGCGCGAATCTTCACCTGCTGACCGATTGCATAGGGCAGCAAGATCACCAGCTTTCCGGCATTCGCGTTCATGCGAACAGTCCCGGCGCGACGGCTTGCCGGACGATGGGCGTGATGGTGGCCACAACGCGTGCGCCGTGCTCGTCCGGCTCGCAACGCACGAGGCCGATGCTGTGGAGCTGCTTGTCGTCGTCCCAGGCGATGCCGTTCAGCGCGTCGCTCAGCACCTTCTCGCAGTTGCCCAGGTCGATGCACTGCACCGTGTCGGCCCAGGTGTCGGGGTCTTTCCGCGCCCGCTTCGCCCAGTCGAGAGGACGGTGCGGGAACAGCTGCAGCGTCATCGCGAGACGTCCATGCAGCGGCGTCACCATCGCCCGCGTGGCGAGCGTGGAGACCTCTTTCCGGTAGGCCTTCGCCTCACTCGTCGGCACGATCGTGATGTGGTTGCCAATGCGCACCGGACGCCAGTACCGGTTGCTGCTGATCGGGTATGGCAGCACCAGCCGGATGGCTTCGAGCGCGCGCGCAGGCGCGAACTGGGCGCCTTGGACGGTCATGCGATCCTCCAGACCCACTCCCGGCGCCCGCTGTGTCGCGCGGGAGGCTTTCGGGACTTGCTGGGGCGTATGGAGCCCTGGTGGCGCAGCGGCAGAATTCCCTGCTCGATGCGGCTGTAGGTGAGCGACAAGCATTGCGCCAGTTCGGACTTGGTCATTGGCTGCAGGCGCAGTGCGCCGACGATGCGCTCACGGAGCGGTTGCGGTCGCATCGGCGCCCTCCTCTGGCACGTTCCAGCCCATGCTGTTGCCGATCTCGCGCAGGTGTTCCAGTCCACGCAGCCGGCGCTCCTCGTGCTCGATTCGCGTGACCTCCTCGGGCTTCGGGATGGCCGGGAGGGCGTCGAGAAATTCGCGCGGTGCGGGCCATTGCGTGCAGCGACCGGCGAGGATGCGGAAGGCGACCTGGAAACGCGTACGGTCGCGTTCCTGCTGCCATTCGCGACCCTCGATAATCGCCTCACGCCATGCCATCGCGGTGCCCTGGATCACGTCCATGGCCGGCGTGCGATCAAGGCTCAGCATCGCGAGGCGCGTCAAGCCTTGGCTGATCTCGTAGAGGATCCAATCGGGCGTTGCCATGGGCGAGTTCCTGGAGTGCTTGGAGGCCTTGGAGGGTCTTGCTGGGCGTGGATCGAGACGCGGTGCGTGGTGGTCCAGCGGCGAGCGGTGTCACGCCTTCCGCGTGCCGACTTCGGGCCGTCTGGATGGCCCAGGCGAATGGCTTCGCTTTGCCGACGCTGATCGCTTCGGCGACGGTGTCGTGCAGGGCTTCCGGCGTGACGCCCTCGCTCAGTGCGGCGAGCAGGCCCGGGTGGCTGGGGTTGGTCTGCACACAGCCGGCTTCACGCATCAGCCGGCAAGCGCGCCCTGCCTCGGTCGATTTGCCTGTAGTCCCCTGTGTGCTTGCCTCAGTTCTACCTACTGCGTTACTGGTGTCTGGTGTCTGGAGAGCATTGCCTTCGCAATGCGTTCGCATAGCGTCCGCAGATGCGTTCGCATTGCGGTCTGGTTGCGACCACCGTGCATTCGCACTGCGCTTTGCCTTCTCACGCTTCTCTGTGAAGCGTGCGATTTCCTCGTCGCAACGCTTGTGGTGCCAACCGTCCGATTGCAGCGTGAAGAACTCATCCAGGATGGTCTGGACGGCCTCCTTCTCGTCGCGCGACCGTGCGCGCACGAAGCGTTGGATGGCCTTCAGGTCATCAGGAAGCGGAGTCTCGGTGTCGTAGTAGCGGCGCATCAGGCGCCCATAGATACCGTCCTCGCACGCTGTGAGGTGAGCGGTGGCCTTGTCGTAGTCGCCGATGTGGAGCTCGAAGTAGTTCACGGCTCAGTGCGCCCTCACAACCTTGGCGATCACTCCATCCCTACCAGCCAGCTCCCGCGCCTCCGCACGGGTCTCGCAGCGTACGCACCATTCGCCGCTTTCGGGATCGAGCACGATCCAGCCGATGACGTCGCCTTCGGTCATGACTTCGCCCTCCCCTTTGCGGCTACCGGCAGTCCCGCGGCCGCCATCAGAGCCGGCAAGCTCTCAGCGAGGGACGCGAGCTTCGCCAGCGCCTCCTGCTGGGCGACCGCGGGATCGCGCAGGTACTTGTCGGCCAGGTACTGCACCGGGCTGACATCCTTCGTGCGGTGGATGTAGTCCTCGAGCTCGTCCACCGTCATGCCGCGCGGCTTGCCACCGCTGTCGGCGCCGGCCAGCTTCTCGGTGAGCTTGGAAGGCGCCATGTCCAGCTTGCCGGCGACGGAGACGAGGCCCTGCGCGTAGACGCGGGTCGCGAGGTGATCGCGCAGCGAGCGGTTGCGCTGGGCCAGGCCCGGCTCGAACGTCAGCGTCAGTTGCTGCATGACGCGCTCCCTTGGGAAATCAGGGGAAGACGTGTTCCCAAGAATTCCCCTGCACGGGCCGCAGAATGCGGGGCATGGTCGAACACGCGAAAAAGGTGAACCCCTCCCCGGTGATAGGCTGGCGCGGCCAAGCTGCCGTCCACTACCGGGGAGGGGTTCAACACATGAGCTTTGAACAGTCCGTAGGGCTGCTGATCGCCAGCCTCAGCATTGCCGCATTCGGATTCCTGTACCGGTCCGGCAAGGGTGCGATCTGGAGGATCCAGGGTGCAGTGTACGGATGCCTGTTCGCGCTGGTCGCGATCCTGGAAGCCATCAACATTGCCTACGGCCAGGGTGTCGTGGCTCAATGGCAAGTGGACTCGGCTCAGACCGTAAAACTGATCCGCGAGAACCATGTTCTCAACGAGGTCCACTTCTCCCCGATGGTCGGGAACCCTGTTCCCGCATGGGTGTTCGAGCTGATCCTGCTCGTAGCGTGCACGTATCTCGTCCTGACGCTGGCGGATGTGCTGATCGAACGCGGAGCCAAGGGCGAAGCCAAGGACAAGGCCGAGTGAGAACTGCCCAGCCATGGCGACGGCCACGGTCCGCACCGGAATCGGCGCTGACATCACGCACCCTCCGTCTTGGAGGGAGCCTCGCGCTCAGCGAGCTGCACGATGGCCGCTGCCGCCTTCGGGGCTTCGCCGAAGATGTCGGGGCGCAACTCGTAGCGCGTCACGGCGCCTTCGGTGGCTTGCTCGATGGCGATGCAGCGTTCGGGCGGAACCTTCCCCCGCTTGCGCCATTCACTGATCGATGGCGATTTGATCCCGAGCGCCGCAGCGAGCGCTTCCTGCGTTCCAAGGATCTGCGTTGCATGGTCAAGGGGCGCATTCATGGCGCCACTATTAGGTATTGCCTAGCCAAAGTCAATAGGCATTGCCGAAAGCGCTCAGCGCCGTAGAGCATTAGGCAATGCTTACCGGCGAAAAACTTGGGGCGGCACTCGTTGAAGCGATGCGCTTGAAGGGTGTCACCCCCACGCAGCTCGGACGCGAGTTCGGCATCAAGACCCCGTCCGTCTACGACTGGACCAAGCACGGCCGCGTCGCAAAAAAGCACATCGACAAATTGGTGCATTACTTCCTTGATGTGGTACCGCCCGATCACTGGGGGATCAGTGTTGAGGGAGGGATGGCTCCTTCGCCGACCGCAATCGCACCCCGTGCGACAAACCCCGGTTACGTTCGCTTCCCGCTACTTGAGGGGTTCGCAGGCATGGGGCGCGGAGATTACGTGGGCGACTACCCGGAAATTGTCGAGTTCGTGGAAGTTACAAGGGAGTGGGTCGAGCAGAAGTTGCGCGGCGTTCCCGTTGATGCTGTACGTATCATCACGGGGCGCGGAGATAGCATGCGCGGGCAATACAATGACGGAGATTTAGTTTTCGTAGATTCGCGCGTGAAGTTTTTCGACGCTGATTCGGCATATTGTTATCGCTGGAATGGACGAGTACAAATCAAGCGCCTTCAGCTGATCGGGAAAGGGAAAGTCCGCATTTTGAGCGAAAACAAGGAATATCCGCCAATTGATGTATCACTTGAAGAGCTTGAAATCGGCGGCCGCGCCATTGCGGCATGGACGTTGCGGGACTTCTAATACCGCATTGCAGGGGGAGTGATGCGAAACGCTATATTTGTTCCATTTTTCTGCGTAGTTCTCTCAGCTTGCGGCGGCTCATCAAGTCAGCCTGCTGCAGGCTATTTAGCCCATGTCTCCACCACCCAACGCGCAACCGATGCGCAGGTGGACGAGATCTTGTCAGACCCTTGGGCCTACTCATCCAAGTCTGACGAAATGAGCGGAAAGGTCACCTATTTTGCAGATACCCAGAGCGCTGAACACGTTGATTTCAATTTTCCGTATCAAGGCGATCAAACTGCGACTCTTGCATTAAGAAATAACGCTGACGGATCTACGGATGTTCTTTTCTTTATGCAAAAAGGGCAGATCGTTTGCGATGAAGTTGAAAATTGCCGAGTGACAATCAAACTAGATGACGCGCAACCCGAATATTATCCCGTCAGTTTCCCGAATGATGGATCGCGTGATGCCATTTTTTTCGACCAAACCCCGACCGACCTTCGGCAGGAGGCATTGACGCCCCAAAATCTGAAGAAGCACAAGATGCTTCGAGTGAAGGTAACGTTCTACCAGGAGGGCGACCATATTTTCACCTTCGACCTATCTCGTCTGGACTTAAGCAAGCTGCACCTCTAACACACAACCGCCCTCTTCTACCCCGCTTCGGCGGGGGTTTTCATGCCTAAGCCTGCAAGTCCGGCACATCTCCTGCCCTGATCAGCACCACCGGCTCACCGTAGTAACCCTCCTCGTAGTCCTGCTCCTGGCGCCACGCCAGCACGCCGTCATAGCGCTCGGCTAGCAGCTCAGCCGCCCAGCGCGCCTCCGACTCGCGTCCCCGCATCAGTAGCTGGGCGTGGCGACCAGCCATGAAGCCTTGCACGTAGTAGATCGTCTGCATGCGCCAAGGCTGCGCTTGAGCGCACTCACGGATTGCGACTGAATTTATGAACCGCGCAGTTCAATGATAAGCTAGGCAATGCCTATTGACATGTGACTAGGTAATGCCTAATCTCACTCCCACGCCACCCCTCGGTGGCCGGGAGGAAGCCATGCACCAGAAGCTCTACTACGCCGCCGAGCCGTCTGCGACCACGCGCGGCTTCATCGGCCAGGTGAAGGACGCAGTCACCGACCAGGTGCTGCTGCGCACCTCTCTCGCCTTCCCGACCATCCACGAAGCCATCACCGCGGCGCGCAACCTGTGGGCAACCCGGGCGATGCGGATTCGCCAAGCGCAGGAGGTCGCGTGATGGCTACGCTTTCCCTCGCTCACCACATGGCCGAGCCGGCGCGCGTGCAAGGCATCGGTCGCTACCTGCACGTCAGCTTTGGCAGCACGATCCTCACGATCACGCGGCAGGAGGGTGCGCACCTTGCGGCCGACCTCCTGAGTGCCCTTGGCATGCAGTCGCTGGAGATCGTGGACAACGCGCTGCCGCCGGCCGTCGAGGCTGCGATTGTGCGCGGGAGGGGTGCATGAACGCCCTGCCGAATCCAGTCCATCTGGCGATCCGCGGGCTGTGTGCGCCCGCTACCGACACCGACCGGATCCAGTTCCTGGAAGCCGAGTGCCGCCGTCTCCGCACGCGGCTCGACAGCGACATGCGTCCTGCCGTGCTGCGCGAGCCCTTCGAGTACGAGGTGTGCACCCGCGAAGCCGTGTGCTCGTGGGGCTGGAGTGGGTGCGAAGCCGAGTACACGACCGTCGCCGCGCGCGACGAGAGTGTGCTCAAGGCCGTGGACTGGCTGATCGAGCAGCACATGGGCGAGCTTGAGGCGAAAGTGGCTGAGCTGGAGAAGCAGCCATGACCACCGAGACGAAGCCCGTGAATGTGCGTTCTGCGCTGGCATATGCATCCGCAGCGATGGCGTGCGCGCCGGAAATCCCCGGCTACAACGGAACTCTCTTTGCAATCTCTGAAGAGACGAGGGACCGCATAGAGAGCGATTTAGACGATGCGATCGGTGCCCTGGCCGAGCTAATCGATGCGGCAGAGTCAGCCTATCCGCCGGGTGACTACTCGCAGGATGCGCACGGGTTCGCTGTACGTGCTGCCCTCGCCCGCATCGGAGGTGACGCATGAGCGCGCATCCAAAACGCCGAGGCGACGACATGCCACGAGCATGGCACGACACCGCCCCCATCCTGTGGTCGATGTACGCCGCGCTGTGCCTGGTCGTGGCGATGAAGTTCGCGCTGTGGTTTGGGTGGCTGCAGTGTGCGATCTGACGCCCATGACCCCTTACATCGCCGAACTCCGCGCCATGCGTGAGTCGGCAACTCCTTCGCCAGCCACGACCACCGCTTATCCCCTGAGCGGTGCAGATCAACCCCTCCTGGATCGTGTCGTGGCTGTCGATCCACTCACTCAAGGAGCATCCCTGTGACGAAGAAGAACGCTGCGGCTGAGGCCGCGCCTACGGTCGTGGTCGCTTACAAGGGCTTCGACAAGGACTTGGTCTGCCATCCGAGTGGCGGTAAGCGCGTCCAGTACGCGGTGGGCGAAACCGTGGAGACGCAGGAGGAGGTCGTCCGCTGTGGCGCTGGCGGCTTCCGCGCGTGCGAATACCCGCTGGACGTGCTCGGGTACTACTCGCCCAACACGAGCCGGTATGCCGTCGTGGAGGCATCCGGCAAGATCGCTCGCGGCAGCGATGCTGACGACTCGAAGATCGCCGCATCCCGCCTCACCCTCAAGGCGGAGATCGGACTCCATGGGCTGATCAAGGCGGCGATCGAGTACACGGTTGCACGCGCCAAACCGGAAGGTGACGGCAGTCACGCCACCGGCGACTACGGCGCGGCCAGCAGCACCGGCGACTACGGCGCGGCCAGCAGCACCGGCGACTACGGCGCGGCCAGCAGCACCGGCGACTACGGCGCGGCCAGCAGCACCGGCAACCGCGGCGCGGCCAGCAGCACCGGCTACCGCGGCGCGGCCAGCAGCACCGGCTACCGCGGCGCGGCCAGCAGCACCGGCAACCGCGGCGCGGCCAGCAGCACCGGCGACTACGGCGCGGCCAGCAGCACCGGCGACTACGGCGCGGCCAGCAGCACCGGCGACTACGGCGCGGCCAGCAGCACCGGCAACCGCGGCGCGGCCAGCAGCACCGGCGACTGCGGCGCGGCCAGCAGCACCGGTCGCAATGGCCGAGTCATGGGCAAAGACGGCAATGCGCTGTTCCTCGTCGAGCGCGATGACGAGTGGCAAATCATGGCCGTGTGGTCGGGCATCGTCGGTCGCGACGGCATCAAGCCCGATACCTGGTACACGCTGCGCAACGGCAGCCCGGTCGAGGTGACGCCGTGAACATCCTCACTCGCTCCTGCCGCGTCCTGACCGCCGACGAGCGCCTTGCACGCTGGTACTACCGCTTCTACGCGTCGGGCTGCCACCACGTCACCCGCAAGCCCCGCATCCGCGTGAAGCCGCGCATCCGCATCCAATCCAACACCGTGCGCGGCGGTTCCGCGCAGGAGATCTCATGAGCAACGTTCGCATCTACCTCGTCACCGATACCGATACCGACGACAAGCGCCTGGTACGCGCCACGAGCCGTGCCCAGGCCATCGCACATGCCTCGGCGCGCTTCGGTGCTGCTGTCGCTACGCAGGAGCAGCTGGTCCGCGCGCTGGATGAAGGCGTCGAGGTCGAGACGGCGGCGAAGCCCAAGGAAGGCTCGCAGGAGCCGCAGGCATGAACGCGCAGCTTGCCGCGTCACCCATGCCGCCGCTCAGTCAGTGGCCCGCAGGCTTGCACGACGATGTTCCGCCCCAGATCTACCACCGCCGGGAGTTGGGCGTGGTGAACAACGGCGCGATCAAGGAGCTGTTGCGCACGCCGGCCCATTACCGCGCATGGGTGGTCGGCGCCGAGCAGCCCGACACGCCGGCGCTCGCCTTCGGGCGCGCCCTGCACTGCCTCGTGCTGGAGCCGCAGCACTTCGCCCGTGAGTACGCTGAGCACCCCGAGTTCGGCGACCTGCGCACGAAGGCGGCGAAGGAAGCACGCGACGCATGGATGGCTGCGCATCCCGATGTCGAACTGGTCGCCAGCGACGACTGGCAGCGAATGCACGCGATGCGTGACGCGGTGATGGCGCACCCCATTGCCGGGAAGCTGTTTACCGGCGGCGTGGCCGAATCCACGGCCATCTGGACGGATGCCCAGCATGGTCTGGTCTGCAAGGCGCGCATGGACTACTACGTCGCGTCGCGCGGCCTGGTGATCGACCTCAAGTCCACCGACGACGCGAGCGAGCATGGCTTCGCCGCCAGTATCGTCCGCTACCACTACCACGTGCAGCACGCGCACTACGCCAGCGCGTTCCAGTCGCTCGGCCACGAGCTGCGCGCCTTCCTGTTCGTCGCCGTCGAGAAGTCCGAGCCCTACGCGGTCGCCGTGCATTGCATCGACGCCGACGCTGAGGGGCGCGGTATGGAGTTGCGCGACCGCGCCATGTCGCGGCTCAACGACTGCCTGCAGACCGACACGTGGCCCAGCTACGAGCCGACCATCCACCGCCTCGCGCTGCCGCGCTGGGCGCTCAACGACTGATCACGAGGACGCCATGACCGCCGCTACCACCACCCTGCCGGCCGCGCCGGCCACCGCCGAAGAAACCAGTTTCCGCCTCGCGCAGCGCCGCGCCATGGCCTTGAGCCAGTCCACGCTGGTGCCCGAGGCCTACCGGGGCGAGAAGAACATGCCGAACGTGCTGATCGCGCTGGAAGTCGCGCAGCGCATCGGCGCATCGCCACTTCAGGTGATGCAATCCCTGCACATCATCCAGGGGCGCCCGTCCTGGTCGTCGTCGTTCCTGATCGCCACCGTGAACGCCTGCGGCCGCTTCACGCCCATGCGCTTCGAGGTGGGCGGCAACGACCCGACCGCCGACAGCTACCGCGTGCGCGCCTATGCCGACGACAAGGCCAGCGGCGAGCGCTGCACCGGCCCGTGGATCACGTGGGCCATGGTGAAGGCTGAGGGCTGGCTGTCGAAGGGCGGCAGCAAGTGGAAGACCATGCCCGAGCTGATGTTCATGTACCGCGCCGCCGGCTTCTGGACGCGTGTGTACGCGCCCGAGCTGTCGATGGGGCTGCAGACGCAGGAAGAGTCCGAGGACATTACCGGCGTTCCGCTGCAGACCGTCACGGTCGCCTCGCGCGATCCCGAGGCACTGACAGCGCTGCAGACCGAGCTGACCGGCGTGGAATCGTCCATGGGTGAGCCGGAAGTGGGCCTCCCCACCCAGGAAGTCCACGACGCCATCGCCGCCGCCGCCACGCCCGACGCGCTGGCCGAGGCTGCCTCGCTGATCGACCTGACGCCCGAGGCCGGTCGCGGCGCGCTGCATGCGCTATACGGCGCACGCGAGAAGGAGCTGCAGGCGTAACGACAAAACCGACTGCAATTTATAACCGATTCCATAACTGGAGACGTTCACATGTCCAAGCACCACCACGCCGCCAATGAAGCGGCCGAAACCCCGAAGGCCATCGACATTGCTGCCAGCACCATGTTGGGCGACCTGATGGCTTGTCTCGTCGATGAGCTGCGCATGCAACACCTCTGGCAGGCGATGCCCGAGGAGCAGCAGAAGGACGCGATCTACCGCATGCAGGAACGCGTGCAGGCCAACATCCGCGTCGCCGTCGAGGTCATCGCCAGCGACAATCGCCCGACCATCGTCGCCACGGTCGAGAGCGTAACGGTGAAGGACGGCATCAAGGCCATCGTGTCCTTGCCGAAGTCCGATGCCCAGCGCCATGAATTGTTCGACGCGCAAGGGATGTCGGTGTTGCTGATCGTTGGTGGCGCTTCCGGCTATTACGGCGGCACCGACCAGGTGAAGCCCGAGCCGGATCAGCCTGCACTCAATGGCTTCGGCGACGGCGAGATGGAGGATGCGGCATGAACGCTCCCCTCATCCATGTGCAGCACCTGCACGTTCACCTTCCCTCTCCCGCCATCGGCCCCGTCGATCTCGGCCAGCTCGACCTGTCGAAGGCATCGAACGGTGCCAGTGCCGAGCAGCAGCCGCGCTTCGAGTTGTCGCCGGACGGCTCCTACATCACCGACCACAAGACCGGCATCCAGTGGGCCACCGACACTACGGACTACATGTCCTACGACAAGGCCGAGAAGTACGTCGCTGAGTTGACGCTGGGCGGCCTGTCGGGCTGGATCATCTGTTCACTGGAACAGCGCGAAACGGTCATCGACCGCACGCGCTTCAATCCCGCGATGCCATCGCCTTTCCGTGGCGAGAAGTACGAATGGACGTCCACGCCCTATCTGCCGCTCGGGAACAACGATAAGGGCCAGCCCCGCGCGCTCTGGCAGGTCGGCGGCGGCAGCGGCCCCGTCTACTGCGACTCCCGCGACAGCGCCGGCGCCGTCGTGCGGCCGTGCCGCGTCGTGCCGCGCCCCGGTCAGTAAGTCCTCGTCCCTTGATCGCGTAGACCCTCATGACCCTCACCCTTCCAGCCGCCGTGCGTCTCGCTGAATCGCTCGCCCATGCGATCGAGGAAGCGGTGACACGGTTTCCGCGTAAGCACCGGTACGCCTTCGGAGCGGCGCTTCGTGAACGCGCATGGTCAGTGCTCAGCACGGCCAACCTGGCCGCATTGCGACCGGATAGGCGTGCGGCGTTGCTGGAGGATCTGCGCGATAAGGTGGACGACCTGAAGCTGTCCTTGCAGCTCGGCAAGCAGATGCGTGCCTTCGTCAGCTTCCGCCAGTTCGAGGCGTTGTATCGCGATGCCGCGAAGCTGGGGCAGCAAGTCGGAGGCTGGCATCGATCCGTGATTCACCCTCAAGGCCAGAGTGCCCAGGCCGCAGCGCCTGGGCAGCGTGCCAAGACACTGAGTGCCCAACTCGCCTCGACGTGTGAGGCCAACGTATGACGACGCCACGCTACCTCGACGGCTGTGTGGCTGGGTCGAAAGCAGATGGGAAAGCGCCCCGCGCGCTCTGGCAGGTCAACGGCAACAACGGCAACGTCAACTACGACAACCGCGACAACAACAACGGCGTCGTGCGGCCGTGCCGCGTCGTGCCGCGCCCCGGTGAGTGTAAGGGTGGAGAAGTCAGCGTCGAAGCGCTGCACCGCGCATGGCAGGCAGCGCGGCGGCGCAAGCAGCCCAGCAGGAACCAGCTCGCCTTCGAAGTGCACTGGATGGATCGGCTACTGGATCTGCAGCAGCAGTTGAACACGGGCACCTGGTCACCGCTTCCGACCACGTGCTTCATCGCCTCACGCCCGAAGGCGCGCGAGATCCACGCGCCGGATTTTGCAGATCGCGTGGTGCACGACTGGCTCGTGCCGCAGTTGGAGGCGATCTACGAGCCGGGCTTCATCTTCGACTCGTATTCGAACCGCAAGGGCAAAGGCACGCACAAGGCGGTCGAGCGCGTGCGCCAGTTCGTGCGCGAGGTGCATTCCGGCCAAGGTGCCGGCTGGTATCTGCAGCTCGACGTGCGCAACTTCTTTCCCAGCATTCACCGGCCGACACTGTGGACGATGCTCAAGGATCGCCTGACGCGCGCAGGACTGTCCGAGGTCGCGCTGCGCACCACGCACGCCCTGCTGCGCCATTCCGTACAAGCGCAAGGCATCCGCTACCGCTGCACGGAGGCCGAGCGCGCCCGCGTGCCGATGCACAAGCGGCTGGAGAACGCGCCGGCAGGTTGTGGCCTTCCCATCGGCAACCTGTCCAGCCAGTTCTTCGCGAACGTGTACCTGGACAAGCTCGATCAGTTCGTGAAGCACGTGCTCAAGGCGAAGCGCTACGTGCGGTTCGTGGATGACTTCGTGCTGGTGCACCACGACCGTGCCGTGCTGGCGGAGTGGAAGGAACGCATCGAGCAGTTTTTGGCCGACGAGCTGCAGCTGAAGCTCAAGGACGACGTGCGCCTGCGCCCACTGTCTGCCGGCATCGACTTCCTCGGCTATGTGGTCTATCCGACGCACACCCGTGTTCGGAAGCGCGTGCTGCGGCATGCCACGGTAGCGCTGGCCGAATGGCGCGACGCGCATTTACAGGACCGCGTGGCCACCGGCACGCCGGCAGACTTCCGGCGCCTGCAGTCCGTGTGGGCGAGCTATCAAGGCCACTTCCGCCACGCTGACGCTCACCGTCTGCAGCAAACCATTCTGCGTCGCCATCGCTGGCTTGCGCCGCTCGCGAACGCGAAGCGTCGATTCAGCTACCGACTCGAAGGGAAAGGCCTGCGCATCGAGGTGAGCCATGGCTAAGCGATCATTCACCCGCAAGCTGCCCGCGCACCGCGGCACCTTCAGCTATGCCCGCATTCCGCAGGATGGGGGCGGTGTCACCTATCGCCTGTTCCGTCGCGACATGCGGCGCGCGTTGCACGCAGAGCTGTGCACCTTTCATCCGGACTGCGACCGACGCTTGATCGCGCAACACCTTCGCACCGCGCGGCGCCAGCTGCGCGACACCGTCGACGAGATTGACCTGGAATTTTTGGGAGCGACGCAATGAGCCTCTGCTTATCCCGCGACGAACTGACCGAGCTGTGCCGGTCGAACCGCAAGGCGCGCCAGCTCGCGTTCCTGCGCCAGAACGGCATCCGGCATTACCTGGACGCCTACGGTTGGCCCGTGGTGACGCGCGCCGCCGTTGAGGGCATCAAGGATTCGGAGCAAGCTGAGCGGCCCTGGAAGCCCAACAAGGCGGCATGACGATGGGCCGCAAGCCAAGCAAGCCGAACGCGATCCCGCGCTTCCGCGAGCGTCGCCGCGGCAACCGATGCTGGTACTACTACGACCGCGGCATCATCGACGGTCGGCGCGTGCTGGAATCGCTGGGATCCGACTACGGACTGGCGATCAAGCGGTGGGCCGAAATTGAGGGTGGCCGGAAGGAGCCTTCGGAGATGCTCACCTTCCGCGTAGTGGCTGAAGCCTACCGGCGCGAGGTGATCCCCACCAAGGCGACGCGCACCGCCAGCGACAACCTGCGGGAGCTGGGCAAGCTGCTGGCGTTCTTCGACGATCCGCCGGGCCCACTGAATGGCATCACGCCCCTGTACGTGCGCAAGTACCTGGACTGGCGCAAGGCGTCACCCGTGCGCGCGAACCGCGAGAAGGCCCTGCTGTCGCATATCTGGAACTGGGCGCGCGCCAAGGGCTACACCGAGAAGCCGAACCCGTGTGCCGGCGTCCATGGCAACCGGGAGACTGGACGCAAGGTGTACGTGACCGATGCCGAGTTCCGGGCTATTCGAGCCGAAGCTGACCCGGTGACGCGCAACGCGATGGATCTGGCCTACCTGACCGGGCAGCGGCCGGCGGACGTGCGGCGCATGAACCTGGCCGACATCAAGGACGGCGCTCTGGAGGTGCGCCAGGGTAAGACGGGCGCGCTGGTGCGGATCGGGATCGAGGGGGAGTTGGCCGAAGTGATCGCGAGGATCAAGGCCGAGGCGGCCAGCCGTCGCGTAGCGTCGATGATGATGCTGGCCGACAGGTCGGGGCACGTCATCGGCCTGAATGCCCTCTCGCGCCGCTTCCGCGCCGCTGTGGAGGCTGCGGGCCTGTCCGGCATCCAGCTACGCGATCTGCGCGCGAAGGCCGCCACGGACAAGGCAGAGGCGTCGGGGAGCATGATGGAGGCGCAGCGTCAGCTGGGGCACACGAACGTGACGATGACTCAAGCGTACGTGCGCCAGCGGCGCGGGGAGAAAGTCACTCCGACGCGCTGAATTGGAAAACGGAATGGCGCTTTGGAAAACTCACCGAAAGCGCGCAAACCGTTGGAGGACAATGGAGGCCTAGGTCGGAATCGAACCGGCGTACGCGGATTTGCAGTCCGCTGCATGACCACTCTGCCACCAGGCCATTGTCCAGCCGTCGCGATCGAAAGGTATCGCCGCCGGCTTGATAAAACAAAACCCCGGCGGAGCGAGGTTTTGCAGGAAAACTGGAGCGGGAAACGAGACTCGAACTCGCGACCCCGACCTTGGCAAGGTCGTGCTCTACCAACTGAGCTATTCCCGCTTGAGGAGCCGCAAATGATAGCAGAACAGCGGCGGATGTGAAGCCCTCCGCCCATGCGCCGCCACCGCACGCTCCGCGCCGGGCGGCCGGCTCGGAAACGACGAAGCCCCGGCGAACCGGGGCTTCGTGCGTGAATCTGGAGCGGGAAACGAGACTCGAACTCGCGACCCCGACCTTGGCAAGGTCGTGCTCTACCAACTGAGCTATTCCCGCTGAGGAGCGCGCATTCTAATACGCGAATGCGCCGCGTCAAGACTTCCCCGCATGGCCCGTTCAACCGTTGCCGTGCGCTTCCGGCTGCCTGGGCACGTCGCCGCGCAAAGTGGGCCACGCCGCGTGCAGGTAGTACAGGCCCGACCAGATGGTAAGCACGCCGGCGAGCACCAGCAGCGCCTCGCCGATGTGGTACAGGCGCAGCGCGGTGGCCTCCTTCTCGTGCTGCACGATCAGCACCACCAGCGCCACGATCTGCATCACCGTCTTCAGCTTGCCGATGAAGGCCACCTTGACCGTGGCGCGCATGCCGACTTCGGCCATCCATTCGCGCAGCGCGGAGATGCTGATCTCGCGCCCCACGATCACCGCGGCGGTCACCGCCATCACGATGCTGGACCAGCCTTCCGGGTGCGACTCCACCAGCAGGAACAGGGTCACCGCCACCATCAGCTTGTCGGCCACCGGGTCGAGGAAGGCGCCGAACGCCGAGGTGAGGTTCATCCGCCGCGCGAGGAAGCCGTCCAGCCAGTCGGTGATCGCGGCCAGCAGGAACACGATCGCCGCAGTGATGTTGTGCCCGGGAAACGGCAGGTAGAACACCAGCACCATGACCGGCAGCAGCGCCACGCGGAACAGGGTCAGCCAGGTGGGAAGATTGATGTGCATGGGAGCGCTCGTGGATTTGCCACAGTGTCGCATGCCGCCGCGTCACGGCGCAGCGAAAGTTTCAGCCATGCAGGGCAGCGTAGATGCGTTCGGCCAGGCCGCGGTCGATGCCCTTCACCCGCATCAGCTCCTCCACGCCGGCGGCCTCCACGCCGGCCAGGCCGCCGAAGGTCTTGAGCAGGGCCGCGCGGCGGCGCGCGCCCACCCCGGGCACGTCCTCCAGCACGCTGCGCTCGCGCGCCTTCTCGCGGCGCTGGCGGTGGCCGCTGATCGCGAAGCGGTGCGACTCGTCGCGCACGGCCGCCACCAGATGCAGCGCCGGCGAGGCCGGGCCGGGATGGATCTCGCGGCCCTGGTCGACCAGGATCAGGGTCTCCTCGCCCGCGCGCCGCGCCGGCCCCTTGGCCACGCCGACCACGTGGATTCCGGCCACGCCCAGCTCCTGCAGCACGCCCAGCGCCTGCGCCACCTGGCCGCCGCCGCCGTCGATCAGCAGCACGTCGGGCTTCGCGCCCTCGCCTTCGGCCACCTTGCGGAAGCGCCGGGTCAGCGCCTGGTGCATCGCCGCGTAGTCGTCGCCGGGCGTGATGCCGGTGATATTGAAACGGCGATAGTGCGACTTCTCCGCTCCTTCCGGGCCGAACACCACGCAGGAGGCCACGGTGAGTTCGCCGCGGGTGTGGCTGATGTCGAAGCACTCGATGCGCCGCGGCGGTTCGGGCAGCTCCAGCAACCTCTGCAAGTCCTCGAAGCGCGTGCCCAGGGTCTGCCGGCTGGCGAGACGCTGGGTCAACGAGGCCTGCGCATTGCGCTCGGCCATCTGCAGGAAGCGCGCGCGGTCGCCGCGCACGCGGCTTTTGAGTTCCACCGCATGGCCGCTCTGTTCCGTGAGCAGTTGCGCCAGCATGTCCTGCTCGGGCAGCTCCTCGCCCAGGACCAGTTCACGCGGTACCGGGCGGTCCAGGTAGTACTGCGCCACGAACTGCGCCAGCAGGTCGGCCGGCTCGGCGTCCAGCGGCAGGCGCGGGAAAAAGTCGCGCGTGCCCAGGCTGATGCCGTCGCGGAAGAACAGCACGCTGACACAGGCCAGGCCCGATTCGATGCGGCAGGCGATCACGTCCATGTCGGCGCTGGCACCCTGCACGTGGTGTTGCGCCTGCAGTTGCCGCAGCGCCGCCACCTGGTCGCGCAGCGCGGCGGCACGCTCGAAGTCCAGCTTCGCGCTGGCCTGTTCCATCGCCACGGCCAGCTCGTCGATCACCGCGCTGCTGCGGCCACCCAGGAACATCTCGGCGTGGCGCACGTCGCCGGCGTAGTCCTCTTTCGAGATCAATCCGACGCATGGCGCGGTACAACGGCCGATCTGGTACTGCAGGCAGGGCCGCGAGCGGTTCCTGAAATAGCTGTCCTCGCACTGGCGCACCTTGAACAGCTTCTGCATCAGGCCCAGGCTCTCGCGCACGGCGAAGGTACTGGGGTACGGCCCGAAGTAGCGCCCTGGCAGATTCTTCGCGCCGCGGTGGAAAGCCAGCCGCGGATAATCCTCGCCGCCGGAGAGGTAGATGTAGGGGTAGCTCTTGTCGTCGCGCAACATGATGTTGTAGCGCGGCTTCAGCGACTTGATCAGCTGCGATTCCAGCAGCAGGGCCTCGCCTTCCGTGCGCGTGACGGTGATTTCGCAGCGGGCGATCTGCGCGATCATCGCGGCGATGCGCGGCTCCAGGCGCGGTTTCAGGAAGTAACTGCCCACGCGCTTTTTCAGGTTGCCCGCCTTGCCCACGTACAGCAGCTCGCCGTCCGCGTCGAAATAGCGGTAGACGCCGGGCGAGGTGGTCAGGGTGCGGACGAAGGCCTTGCCGTCGAAGGCCTGCGGCGATGTGGGCTGCATGCGCGGATTCTAGCCGGTTCGGTTCCCTGCGGCCGGTATCATGGGCGCCCTTGTCGATAGCCTGGCGGAGAGATCCATGGGTTGCCTGCCGATTCCCATCCTGTTCGTGCTTGGCGTGCTGATCGGCAACTGGCTGGGGGGCGATCGCGGTGTGCTGTGGGGCGCCGGCATCGGCTTGCTGCTCGGCGTGATCCTGTTCGGCATCTTCATCGTGAAGCTGCGCCAGCGGCGCTGATCTTGTCCGTCGTCCGGCGAAGGCCGGGATGACGAGCAGAGTCCGGATTGACTGGACGCTTCCCGATGCTTCAAGCGTTGGCGCCGCGCAAGCGCTGGACCAGGCCGGCAACGCCGCGTTCGGCCAGTTTCACTGCCGCCGTGAAACCGGCTGCGTCGCCATGCCAGGGATCGGGAAATTCCAGCGGCGGCGCCGCGCCGGTCCATTCCAGGAACAATGCGGCCCGCTCCGCCTGTGCCGGAGCGGCGGCAAGCTTGCGCAGGCCGCGCAGATTGTCGCGGTCCATCGCCAGCCACAGGTCGTAGTCCGCGAAATCGCGCGCGCGCAACTGGCGCGCGCGATGCCCCGACAAGTCATGCCCCACGGCGCGCGCGGCCGCGACCATGCGCGGATCGGCACCCTCGCCCGCATGCCATCCGCCCGTGCCGCAAGAGGCCACGACCACGTCCAGCCCGGCCTCGGCCAGACGCTTGCGCGCCACGGCTTCCACCAGCGGCGAACGGCAGATATTGCCGAGGCAGACGAACAGCACGCGGCACGCGGTCATCCTTGTGCCTGCAGCCATTGCCCGGCACGCACCAGGTCGGCCTCGGTGTCGATGCCGGGCGGGAACGGTTCGGGCGTGAGCCGCACCGCGATCGCGTGGCCATGTTCCAGCACGCGCAGCTGCTCCAGCGACTCGGCCTGTTCCAGCGGCGTGCGCGCCAGCCGCGCATACTGCGCGAGGAAGCCGGCGCGATAGGCATAGATGCCGATGTGCCGCAGGAATGGCACACCCTCCGGCAGTACATTGCGATGCATCGCGAAAGCATCGCGTGCCCATGGCAGCGGCGCACGACTGAAGTACAACGCGCGTCCACGCGCATCGCGCACCAGCTTCACCACGTTGGGATCGAACACCTCGTGCGCATCGGCGATCGGCGTCGCCAGCGTGGCCATCGGCGCATTGTCCTCGGCCAGCGCG